ATAAAGATTATCCATTACGGATTGCTCCTATTACACTTTAACGATAAGCGACAAACTGCTGATCGTGCAAACGCAGGAAACCCAACTGCATTCACCGTTGATTATGACAAATGACTATGATTACTAAACCTACTATTGAAATTCTTAAGAACTTTTGTTCTATTAACAAATCTATTGTTATTAAACCTGGCAATCAAATTTCAACTCTTAGTATTAACAAGAACATACTTGCTATTGCAGATGTTGAAGAGCAGTTTGATTCGCAGATTTCTATCTACGATTTGGGAGTGTTCCTTGGAGGGTTATCTTTGTTTGACCAACCAAAGGTTGATACTTCGCAACCAAACTTTGTTACAGTAAGTGATGAATCTGGTAAGTCTAAGACAAGATTCTTTTACGCAGATCCAGATATTATTACTCAACCACCAGAGAAGGAAATTAAACTTCCTAGTATTGATTGTGATTTTATTCTTGAGTCTAGTGTGTTAGCACAATTACAACGTGCTGCAACAGTATATCAACTTCCAGATCTATGCCTTTATGGTCATGAAGGTGCTTTATCTTTATGTGTTACTGATAAGAAGAATGATACATCTAACACATATGCTGTAGATCTTGGTGATGCAGTTGTTGGTGATGAAGAGTTCTGTTTCTGTTTTAAGGTTGAGAACTTGAAACTTTTACCAGGTCGTTATCATGTTATGGTAAGTAAATCTAATGTTGCTCAGTTTGTTGGACTGGATGGATCTGATTGGAATGGTATAAGATATTATATCGCTATGGAACCTAATACTTGATGTGGATTATGTGGTACTTATTATTTTGGGTGGCAATTTGCATGTATGTTCTAATTAGACTTGGAGTTTTTAGAAAAAGATGAATGATTTTTTATGGGTAGAGAAGTATAGACCTCAGAAAGTTGAGGATTGTATACTTCCTACTGATGTGAAAGATACCTTTATCAATTTTATACAGCAAGGGGAGATACCAAATCTCCTTCTTTCTGGTACTGCTGGTGTTGGTAAAACTACTATTGCAAAAGCATTATGTAACGAGTTGGGAGTAGATAGTTATGTCATTAATGGATCTGATGAGGGTAGATTCTTGGACACTGTACGCAATCAGGCAAAGACCTTTGCTAGTACTGTTTCTCTTACATCTACATCTCGTCATAAAGTTCTCATTATTGATGAAGCAGACAATACGACACCCGATGTTCAGTTACTCCTCAGGGCTTCGATTGAGGAGTTCCAGAAAAATTGTAGGTTCATATTCACGTGTAACTTTAAAAACAAAATAATAGAACCTCTACATAGTAGAACTACTGTAATAGATTTTAATGTCAAGGGAAAAATTAAACAATCTCTTGCGGCTCAGTTCTTTGAGCGATGCAGAGACATCCTTACCAGAGAGGAAGTACGGTTCAATGACAAAGTGGTTGTACAAGTCATCCAAAAATACTTCCCAGACTTCAGAAGAACACTCAACGAACTCCAAAGATATAGTTCAACAGGTTCTATCGATACTGGAATCCTAGCAACGTTAGGTGATGCTAACATTGACAGCCTCATATCTTATCTTAAAGATAAGAAGTTTAATGAAGTTAAGAAATGGGTAACATCAAATATAGATAGTGATGCTAATGCTGTTATGCGTAAACTCTACGATGGACTATCAACTTCTATGGTTGGTCCTAGTATTGCAGCAGCAGTTCTTATTATTGCTGAGTATCAATATAAAGCTGCCTTTGTGGTAGATCAAGAGATTAATCTCTTAGCTTGTTTAACACAAATTATGTTGGAATGTGAATTCAAATAACCATTAATTACTATGCAACGAGAACCTAATGAACACATTAACGATTTATGGGAGGATATGGATAGATTAAATGCTTTATATGAAGAACTTATGTGGGAACATGATCTTGAATTAGAATTTAAAGCAGATTATGAAAACAATTGTATTATCATAAAACCTTATAATGGATAAGATTGATACCCAAGGGATGAGTGGTCCTGTAGATCCCAATTATAAAGGGAAACCAAGAGCACAACCACATAAACCTATGATGATCACACCTCGTAGGTTGTTTACTCCTGAGTATGTTAAGGAGATGAAGATCCTTATCAATGAGGTTCTTAATGAACGTGAGTATCAACGTAAGTTAAAGATGGCATACGATGATCCTACTCCACCTGGTGTATCTTACTTTGAAACTGACCACTTTAAACATCGTATTAATGAACCAGAACCTCCATACAAACCTTGGCAACATGAGAACACAAAATAAAGAAAACTATTACTATGTCTTTTGGGTGATAGCAATGGTAGCATTTATTATACCTCAAGTGTTCACTGCTTATGGCATTCTTAAAATCGTAGAGTATTTACAATGAGTAACACATTCACCTTCAGTGATGAAGAGCTATTGTGTTTACAAGTTTGTTTACAGAATGCACCAACACCATATCACATCTCTAAGAAGAAGATAGTATCTGAACTTGAGGATAAGATAGGTAAACCACCTAAAGTAGAACATGCACCATTAAGGTTGCCCAAGTATGACTTATCAAAATATGGAATAACAGACCAATGAGACTAGGTGTTATGTGTTCTGGTAATGGAACTAACTTCCAGAACATAGTTACAAATTATGATTTGAAAGAGCATGAAGTTGTGTTGATGATACACAATACTAAAGAATGTGGTGCTGCAAAGAAGGCAGCAAAATACGGTATCCCTCATGTGAGAATACCTCATAAAGATGAAGATAAAATGGTAGAAATGTTTAAAGCATGGAATGTTGATCTTATTATTCTTGCAGGATATATGAGAGTTCTTAAAGATCCTGATGCTTTTTCTGCTCCTATTATAAATGTTCATCCATCATTACTTCCTAAGTATAAAGGATTACATGCAGTAGAACAGGCATTGGAAAGTGGTGATCGTATTACAGGATGTACTGTTCATATGGTGACAAAAGAACTAGATTCTGGTAAAATATTAATGCAAGGAATTGTTCCTATTCATAGGGATGATAATGTTAAATCCTTGACTCGTAGGATACAACTAGAAGAGTATCGTATCTTACCTATGACAATTTCACAATTAACTTCTTTATAATGAAATCTTTGAAAACTCCTCTTCGTTATCCAGGCGGGAAATCTCGTGCTATTACAAAGATGGTACAATATTTACCAGATATGAATAAGTATAGAGAGTATAGAGAACCTTTTCTTGGAGGTGGATCTGTTGCTTTATACATGACAAAAACATATCCCCATTTAGAAATATGGGTTAATGATCTTTACGAACCATTAGTAAACTTTTGGCAACAATTACAGGATGAAGCAGATGAAATTACGACCAGACTCAGAACTTTTAAAACAACATATTCAACACCAGAAAAAGCAAAAGAACTTTTTTTGGAAAGTAAAGAATTGGTTAACGATGCAGGAGCCAGTCTCGTTACCCGTGCTGTTAGTTTTTATATTGTTAATAAGTGTTCTTTCTCTGGTCTCACAGAATCAAGTTCCTTCTCAAAACAAGCCTCAGACAGTAACTTTAGTTTACGAGGCATAGAAAAGTTACCAGAGTATTCTAAGATAATACAGAACTGGATTATAACTAATCTCACATATGAAAGAATGACTACGGATGAGAAAGATGTATTTACTTATCTAGATCCTCCTTATGAAATAGGTGATAACCTATATGGTAAGAAAGGTGGTCTTCATAAGTATTTTGATCATGATATTTTTGCTGAAGAATGTGATAGACACACTGCTCATATGATGATATCATATAATTCTTCTCAGTTAGTCAAGGATCGTTTTAAGGAATGGACTCCAAATGAATTCGATCACACATATACTATGAGATCTGTTGGTGATTATATGAAGAACCAGCAAGAACGTAAAGAACTAGTTCTAACTAACTATGCCATATGATAATCGTTATCCTCTTAAGGATTATTTGAATAGTATTAATTACAGTAAGGATTACCTAATGGATGAAGATCCAAGTTGGGAAAAGAATTATCCAGCGTATGTTATAAACAAATGTTTGTCACATCATATGGATACTATTGCATTTGCAAATGAGATGAATAGGTATCCTAATATAGATAAGAAGATGCAGTATGATTTTTATATAAATACCGTACGACCTCGAAAGAGATTTTCTCCTTGGGGTAAAAAACAAAAGATAGATGATCTTGATCTTGTTAAGCAATACTATGGTTATAGTAATGAAAAAGCGAAGCAGGCTTTGAGTATTTTATCTCCACAACAACTAGATTGTATTAAGCAAAAACTGAATAAAGGGGGTAAGACATGAATGAAGTTGAAGTCCAATGGACTAAAGAATCTATGGTGGAAGTTGGGTTGAAAGAACCCGATGACTTCTTAAAGGTAAGAGAAACATTAACTAGAATTGGAGTAGCATCTCGTAAAGAGAGAAAGTTGTATCAATCCTGTCATATTCTACATAAAAAAGGACAGTATTACATAGTACATTTTAAAGAACTTTTCGCTCTGGATGGTAAGAAGGCCAACCTATCAGAGAATGATGTACAAAGAAGAAATAGAATTATTAAACTCCTTTCTGATTGGGGTTTAGTACAGATAGTTAAAGAAGATAGTATTAAAGATGCTGCCCCACTTAGTCAGATTAAAGTAATATCATATAAAGAAAAGAGTGAATGGATACTTGAATCTAAATATAATATTGGTAAGAAGAAACAATCTGATTAATTAAAATGCCAGCTATATTTAAAACTCCTGAACAATTACAAGAGCTTGAACCAGTTCAACCTTGGGAAAAGGATCGTGGTCAAAAGGAATTTACAGCGAAAGAAGATATTCCAATAGTAATAGATTATTTTCCAGATACTAAATTACCTAAACAACTATTAACAGATCTTGTTCCACAGAAATGGCCAAATACTCGTTTGACTAATGTTAATGCAGAGATGACTGAGTGGAATTGTCAATTTCCTCAAAGAAGAGTCTTTCAACGTTGGTTGAGATATATTATTGAAAGAAGATTTGGAGCATGTAGTAACGAACATGATTTAAATTTTGTTGAAATGTGGTTTGCTAGATATGGTAAAGGTGATTATACTAAAGTCCATAATCATATAAAAGCATTATACTCATTTGTATTTTTTGTTAATGCTCCTGAAGGATCTTCTCCTCTTATACTTACTTCTAGTAAGACAGAGATTGAACCAGTACCAGGAAAATTAGTTTTATTTCCTGGTTGTATATACCATCATGTTCCTGAAAATAATTGTGAGAATAGAGTTGTTTTAGCTGGAAATATAATTAGTGTCTTAACAAATAGTTTTGAATATCGTCAGTTGTAAATTGTATATATAGTTTGAGCTAAATTGTGGTATAATGACCGAAGAAAAAATTGTTGAGGAAGAAGTAAAAGAAGAACCCAAAAAGAAAGGTGTCTTTGGTAAAGTAAAAGATGCTATACTACCAGACCCTGAAGAGCAAGCAGCAATCATTAGTACATTTGTACGTATTACAGTACTTGCCTGGAGCGGTGGAATATTGACTTTAAATTATGTTGCCATCCCAGGTGTACCACAACAAAAAATAGATCCAACTTTCATAGCTTCGGTTTTTACTGGGGTTTTAGCTAGCTTCGGAATTCAGACAGCTTCTAAGAAGGGTGATGGTACTATGAAGATGCAGAACAATGGTAACGGTAATGGTGGTAATGGTGGACCTGTTCAGACCTTAAGGATTGAGCAAGCACCTCTAAAAATTATTGCTGTTGATCCTAATAGCAAGGAAAAGAAAACTTACGAAATTTAAAATTATGCAGAAAATTATAAATGGAATCGCTATTGCTAGTGGTATTGTATCTCTCTCCGTCGTTGGTATTGGTGGGTATGTATATCTTAATAAAGATGCTATCATTCAAGAAGTTACGGAAAAGGCAATAGGTAGTATTGGTCTAGGTGGTTTAGGTGGTAGTCTTGGTGGAGATCTTCCTATAGGAACTCCTGATCTTGTACCACCTACACCTCAAGCTTCTATAGGTGGTGATAGTATGGGACTTCCTGTTCCTGGATCACCTTTATAAATTACGAGAATTGTTATGGATAAAATTAATTTAACAAAATGGTTTGCCCTTGGATTGGGTGGAGTTATAGGCATATCTCATATAGGTATGATTGGTATGCTTGCTAGGAGAGATTCATCTAAACTTCCTAGTTTGAATATGCCAGTAGGAGCATATACTTCCTATGAAGCACATGTTAGTGAAGATGGTTATAGTGTGAGTTATAGAGCTAACGATCCTAAGACCATGACTACTGTAATAGAGAGGAAAAAGAAAGGTGGCTTTCTTAACCTCGCTAATAACACTAGTAA